ATTGTCATATTCTTTAGGTTCTTCGGTTTGTTCTTCTTGTTGCTGTTGACCTAGTTTCTGCTCAAGCTCTGCATAAGCATTAGCCATGTCTTCAGCGTTTTTAAATTTTTCAGGCAACCATTCTGGTCGCTCAGGGCTTGCGGATTGTTCTAGTTGCTCACCCTTTTCAAGCATAGCTTGTTCGTGCGCCTCATCAGGTGCCTGTTCTTCAAATGTGTTCAAAGTTTCTGCCATATTTTATTATCCCTGTTGGGATTCCTGTTGTTGCATCGCCATCTGTTTCATCATTTCAGGCGTTGCTTTTGTTGCCATATCTTGAGCAGTTTGCATCATTTGGGCTGCTTGCTGTTCTTGAGTTGCAGCTTCAGCTTCTTGAGCCTTTTGCTCATCCGATTTGATAAGACCATTGGTGTCAATTCCCAGACTTGCACCGAGACGGTCTATATAATCACCTACGTTCATTTCGGACTGAATTAACTCAGCACCTAATGGCTGTAGGTATTGTAAGAAAGTTGCTAACTTGTTTAAGTCCTGACCACGACCAAGAGCTTCAAGACCAGTAACCACAGTAGGCTTAACTGTATCTTTAGGCATCTTAGGCATCTTGCCAGTACTCTCTAATCTAGAAAGCAATATCTTAATCAATGGTTGTTGGAACTCCTGACTTAGAATTGAATATACACCGCCAAGGGCTGTTTCTAATTCTTGAGCCATGAAGCGAACTTCTTCTGCTGTTACACGCTCTGCTTGTCGCTGAACGGATGAATTTAGTAAGAAAGCAAAAGATAAACGTTCTTGAATGTTTTGCGCTGTAGCTAATGCTACTTGGAAGTCACCTGACTTTTGTACTTGCAACGTAGTCACATCAGCAGCATCGCCATTAACAATAGCTCCGTTAGGAGACTCTGCTAATGCACGAGCTTTAGTTGTGCCATTTGGTCGTACTAAGAAGAGTACTTTTGCAGCAGCCGCAGAACCTTCTACGATTGCTTGAGTAAGACCCTCCAGTGACTTTAAATCACCAATATAATCTTCTACATATCCTCTACCGTAATCCTCACCATCAATGCGGGAGAAACGTAAAGGAATAAATGGGTTTTTATCTTTTGGAAAAGTACCATTACTACCTGGTACATCCATACCAGATACTTCTTGGTGTACATCCCATTTGTTATCAATAAGTTTTATACAAGTATATAGGTCGAGATTCTTGTTTACAGGTTCGTCTGACCCCTCCGATTTCAATAACATCTGAGCTTCTTCAGGAAGCATTTTCGGTGAGATAGACTCTTTAGTAATAATCTCTAATAGATTGCCCATAGCGTCACGTTTGACTACGTAACGGTCTAGACGAAATACCTTCATACCTCCTTTTTTCGGGAGGTAAACAAGCGAGTTACCTGATACAATAAGTTGCTTTAAAGCTTCAAATACAGGTACGCGGATGGCTGTTGCTTCAATCTCTTGAAGGGCAGCTCTTTCGATGCGACCTAAAGCCTCTTCTACCTTACCACGAGCATCTCCTGCTCCAATCTCAGCAAGGTCGAAATCGTCAATCATAAGACGAAAGAAAGGACTGTTAGGTGGGAGTAATGTTAGTAACAACTTACTCGCTAAATTATTTACACCTCTAGCCCCTACGCCTTGGAATGGGGTCTTATAAATTGTAGACCCCGTATGTCCATCTGGTGGCATAAGGTGAGGGATAGTTAGTTCGGCTGCATCTCTCGCTCTTTGAAGGAATGTGTCACGGTCAGCTTCTAACTGAGCGTACCTTGAGGCTGCGTAGCCTTGCCCTTCAAGCATTGCCATAATTTACTACCTTTATTTTGGAACGTTAACTGAACCACTCTTAGAACCTCCAGTACCTACGCCTGAAGCACCAGAAATACCTACACCTTGGTTAGTTCCAAGACGAAGCTTACGCTTTCCTCCGCGTCTACGCTTGAGGTTTACCGCTGCTTGGTTTTCGGTGGATGTTTGTTCAATTTGTGTTTGTGGGGTCTTCGCTGTTGAAGAACCTGTTGGAGCTGCTGTAGAAGGTGGAGCAGGTTGTGTTACAGGCGCAGGTTTAGGCGGATTTACCGCTTTAACGATTGCTTTAGGAGCCTTTGCTACTTCTTTAACTACCTTGCTAGCTGTTTTTACTATTTTTTTAGGTATTGATACTACCTTTTTTACTATTTTTTTTGGACTACCGCACATATTAACTACCCTTAATTTGTAAACCAGTACCCGATGTCTTTCCTGCTACTTGAGCTGTACTGGTCGGGTTATATCGTAGAGATTTCTTACCATACGATTTCTTCTTTTTCTGGTCAGAAGGCTTCTTACCATCTTCGTAAGCTGCCAATAAATCAGGAGGAGGTGCCGCAGGAGCTGCCGTTGCCGCAGGTTGTGCTACTTTAACCTCTGGCATCTTCGGCTTCAGACTGATACACATAATTAATCCTCATAAATATCATTAAAAAGTTCTTCCAATTTCTGGATGACGCTTCTCTGCCCCTGCAAGTACCGTATTTGCTCGATGTTCACATTCGAGTCCGCAGGCAGGGTGTCAGGGAACAATTCGTTAAGTTTGTCTAACAAACCTTGAGTAATGCTTAAATTTTTGCTTAATACTTTCATAATTGTCCTATAGGGTGATGGTTATTGCCAACCCCACTCTCCTTCCATACCTGCTGCGTTGTAGTCTGTTACTGTTCCCTCAAAGAAATTCTTGAATGAATCTCCATTGAGTACCCAGTCTAACCAAGGGAGAGGGTTTTCTTTTACCTTCCAGTTACCTTTTAGACCCAACTGAATAAGCCTGCGGTCTGCAATGTAGCGGATGTATTTCTTTACCTCGTCAGCGGTTAAGCCTTCGATTTCTCCCATGTTAAACGCTAGTTCGATGACTTTATCTTCGAGCTTCACTGCCTCACGGAACATTTCATAGATAGACTTTTTAAAGTCATCATTAACAATCCTTGAGTGTTCTTCACAGAACTCACGGAATAGTTTAACCATCCCGTCACAGTGCATAGATTCATCACGAACTGACCACTCTACAATCTCACACATTCCTCTCATCTTGCCGAAACGTTGATAGTTGAGGAGCATGACGAATGCAGAGAAGAGGGACATGCCCTCGTTAAGAACAGACCTAGCAATAGCTAGGGCTAGTCCTTGATGACTGTGGACATCTATGTCTCCCATGAAGTCAATCTTATCCTGCATTTCCTGTACTTCAGTGAATGCGGAATACTCGTCTTCTGAGAAACCTAGAGTGTCGTTCAGTAGTGCGTAGGCGCGTTGGTGAATGAACTCACGATTGGCAAAGCTAGTAAGCATTGCACGTATCTCGTTGTTCTTGAACTTCTGTAAGTAGTACTCAATGTAGTTCGTACCAACCGCTACGTCTGACTGGGTAAACAGGCGCAGTATCTGAGTGATATGGTTCTTTTCCTCTTTGGAGAGTTTACCACTCTGCCATTGGGTCATATCATCATTTAACTTAGCTTCCCATTCACCCCAGTGAATTTTCTCGTGGCTGACTGCAAAGTCTACAGCCCACGGATATTTAAATGGTTTGAAGACAACATTACTTTCCAACAAGCTCATGTGATGCCTCCACAATTGATTTTGCATTTTCTATCGCTGAAGCTTGGGGGTGTCCCTTGGTCATCAAGATGACAGCTACAAGAGCTACTACATCTCCATTGACTGTAGTCTTCGGTGTTGTTTTAGTTTGTTTCTTTTCTGGCATGTTCTCTCCTTATCCGTGACACGACATACATTCTTCAGCATCTGCTAAAGCTACTCGTTCTACTTTCAATCCTACCTTATCTGCATCTACTCCCGAATTAGTTCGTAGATAATACACTCCCTTGAGTTTCTTCTTCCATGCACGAAGATGCACAGAATTTACGTAACTCTTAGGACTGCCAGATGGGAAGAATAGGTTAACACTCTGACCTTGGCATATCATAGGCTGCCTGTCGGCGGCGTGGTCTACGACCCAACCTTGGTCAATCTCAAATGCTGTCTTAAATGTAAGTTTTTCATCTTCATCTAGAAAGTCTAAATGCTGTACTGAACCATCATTCATTACAATATCTTTCCAGATTTCGTCTGTGTTCATACCTTTCTTTTCTAGTAGTGCTTCTAGGTATTTGTTCTTTACCAAGTGTGCGCCTGCACGTGTTCTGTGTGTAAAGGCGTTAGACTTCAAAGGCTCTATACTAGGCGAACAACCACATATAATGCTACTATTAGCATTGGGAGCAATAGCAAGAAGATGGCTGTTTCGTTTTCCTGAACCAACCATGTCAGGTGCTTCTCCAAGTTCTCTAGCGAGTTCTTTAGTTGCATCCATAGATTCATCTTTAATCCTCGTAAAAATCCTAATGTTTTCAAATTTTGCACTGAGACTTTCCCAAGGAAGGTTTTTACTTTGAAGGTATCCATGAAATCCCATTGCACCTAAACCAATGGCACGTTCCCTCTCAGCAGAGAACTTAGCCTTCTGCAATTCATTGGGGGCGTGGGTAATAAAGAATGACAATACGTTATCAAGTAAACGCACTAAGTCTTTAACCATTGGAGTACTTTCCCACTCATCAAACTTTTCTAAGTTGACTGAAGAGAGACAGCACACAGCAGTACGCTCCTCATTGGTAGGAAGGTGAATTTCATTACATAAGTTAGAACCATAAATCTCTAGACCTAACTTACGTTGTTCTTCTGGTAATGCTAAACGAGCAGCATCAATAAAGTTTAGGTATGGGCTGCCAGTTCTGAAACGTACTTCTAATAATCTTTGCCATAGTTCTCTAGCATCTAGAGTATTGGCTACTTCTTTTGAATGGGGGTCGATTAAATCCCAACTCTCACCTTTCTCAACTGCCCTCATAAAATTGTCTGTTATATTGACAGCATTGAATAGGTTAAAACATTTACGGTTTGCATCTCCACCTGTTGGTAATTTGAAAGACACAAACTCCATTATGTCAGGGTGACTAATGTCTAAGTAAGACGCATAGCTACCCTTTCTTGTCTTGCCTTGTTTGTAGGCGGTCATCTGACCATCTACCACTTTTAGGAATGGTATCACTCCTGGGGACTTCTCGGTCACTCCTCGAACGTCTGACCAATGTCCACCAACACCTCCGCCTTTCACGGAAAGCCATGCTACCTCCGAATTATGAGCGATAAGACTTTCAAGCGTATCTCCGACATAAGTAAGGAAACACGAGATAGGAAGACCTTTAGGTTCTTCACCAGGAAGTGGAGCGTTTGAAAGTACAGGGCTTGCAAACATAAACCAACTACGACTAGCGTAATTATAAATCCTTTGAGCAAACGCTTTATCCCCGTAACTATAAGCCACGGCAGCCCGTGCAAAGGATTGCTGTGGAGTTTCTCCATCTCGACAATAATAGTCTTTAAGTAGAGCATAGGCTTGCTCTGAAAGATGTTTGTTATTTTCTTCATTAATAATAATTCCTAAATATTCACTTCCCATTTTTTACAAAGACTCCATCCACCATTTCACCAGTTCTGCCTTTAATATCGTTGTAGGCAGCTTCCACACATTCCTGCATCGTCATGTTCCAAGCCTGAGCTTGCATCACGAGTGTAACAAATATGTCACCAATAGCGTCTCGGACTTCATCAATGTCTTCTCGGTCAATACCGATTGCTAATTCTTCAACTTCTTCTAGGGTCTTTGAGTATTGGGCTATTGCATTTGGGCGGGGTAAAATTCCTTTTTCTAATCCCCACTCAACAATCTTCTTTTCTAATTTTGTTAAATTCACCAGTTCTTTCCTTCTGTACTTTCCATTAATTGAATCATCTTATCTAAATACCAACGTGCCTTCTTTGCATCTTGGAGGGGATTGTTCTTATTCCATAAACGTGACCCTAGATATTTGAGTATGTTGCCGTGACAATAATGAATGGTGTCATACTCTCCTAATACATCGACAATGTAGTCGATTGTTTCTATGTTCCCCGCCTTGTAGTGCGAAGGGCTATTTACTGCATCGTTGGTTTCCATAAGCTGACCTCTCCCGTTTTTAAATTATACTCTCCGTTCCTTAGTATTCGTGCTAAGTGAGCCTGCTCTAGTGCAACTTCTTCAGATAGGTTTTGTCGAGCAAACGTAGCCACAACTTTGTTCCAAGTTGGGTCTTCA